GGTCTCGCAGCAGGCGGTGGAGCTGCTGGTGGAGGAGCACAAGAAGCACCCGGGAAATCCCTACATGTTCCCGTCGCCCAAGACGGGAGGAATGTTCGATCCGGATTCCTTCCGGCATACCCACGAGAAGATCCTGAAAGCCATCGGCACCGAGCATATTCGGTTTCACGATCTCCGGCACACCTTCGCAACGCTGTCTCTCAAGAATGGGGTGGATGTGAAGACCCTGTCCAGCACCCTGGGGCATTACAGCGCGGGCTTCACCCTCAGCACCTACACCCACGCCACGCCGGATATGATGCGAGAAGCAGCGGATACCATGGGCGATGTGATAGGGAAGGCAATATGAAAATACACCTTTGTGAGCACATACACTCACAAAGGTGCATTTTTAGAAATTAAAACGGCAATTCATCATCTTGAACAGAAGAGGCATCTTCTGTTTCCCACTGAATCAGGGTTTTAACCCGAGACATTGGCAATCGTAATAATTTATAATTATCATCAAATAGATCCAAATCAAGCGTAATTGTTTCTTTCATACCATCATGTACTCTGGTGTATCTCCAATATGACTCATCCGGAGCTGCAATATCATCGGAAAATCCAACTACTTGCAGAAATTCTTCCAACCCAGATTGGTCTAAAACAATAAAGGTGGAACTTTTCATACCCAACAGAGATCGAATATAGTAAATGGTATTGTTGGTTGTAAAAAAGGTTCCGTCCAAAAACTGAAACATTCTTTCGGTTTCTTTATGAAAAGAAGATAGGAGGTCTTTAAATTGTTCAGTGGTTTCCTGTAAATCATAAGCTGTTTTAGCTTCTGTCAAAGAAGCATCCCTAGCCAAAAAGTTCTGAAATAATCCAGCAAATTGGCTTTTTAGGGAATTAACAATATCGGTTGTAGTTTCGAAAGATTCAATCGGGTTATTTTTAATTGCGAGACGCAGTTCCTCAATAAACTGATGAATTTTAATGTTATCCGCATATGCGGGCCTAAAGGTGCCCGAATCCTTGTTTTGCATGTATGTCCGGTTTTCTATATATACATCTTTAGCGATGAAAATATAAATTTTCTTTTTATTCTTGATAGCTGTGCGAAGTTCCTCCATGGTGATTGAAAAATCGCCTGTGGAAGCCTGAGTCCCAAAATGATTTCCAATAATACAGATTACAATATCGCAAGTGGTCAATTCACTATAACAACTATTTTCAATAGTGTCTGTTTGCGTATAAGCTACACCGCCCCTATCATGCATAACTGGCGTATACCCAAGTGATCTAATAAAATCTCCGATATCATTCCGGACATGCTTCAAATCATAATATGTTGAACTAATAAAAACACGCGGCGCAGCCATGATGGATACTCCTCTCTGTTTTTGAAATTATTTTTAGTATAACATTTCGACTTGTTATCTACAAGAAACTTTTGCGCAGAAAGTCCGATTTTAGAACATAAAACAACAAAATACGACACCACTAGGCAAAATCATTTCGCCCGGAGCTGTGTCCCTTCTGAAACTATCCCCGAATTGGTCAGTGTATTGGTCGGAGAAAAAGTAGAAAATTTGGAGAAAACTTTTAGAGCCTGAGGCAAAAGAAAAGTTCCTGATTTCTTGCGAAATCAGGAACTTTTTGGTGGAGACTACTGGACTCGAACCAGTGACCTCCTGCGTGTGAAATATAATACTATGCTTTTCCAAAACGGTGTATAGAGGTTAAACCAAGCAATTTCAAGGAAAATTGAAACTTCAATCGAAGAAAAATCTCAAAAACTTTTTCCGGTTACTAACAAATTTCTAACAATTCTCGACTGCCTGTATCAATTCATCTGCGTCTGTATGTACATAGATATTTGCTGTGGTGCTGTAATCCGCATGGCCCAGGATTTTTTGCAAGGTCTCCGGAGCCATGCCCTGTTTTCTTGCCCAGCTGGCGTAAGTGTGCCGAGTGCAATGCGGGTTTTTCTGCGGAATGCCCAGTTTTTTCAACAGAGGGTAGTAATCCCGTTTTCGGTAGTTTTCCGGGCGGTGCTGTCCGGTATATCCAGACAGGAGCAGCGGTCCGTCTGCCTGCTGAGCGAAGTACGCAAAGCATCTACGCCCCTCGGGCCGAATGGGGATGATGCGGTTTCTCCCCGCCTCTGTTTTTTCTCCGCCTACGACATAGGTGCCGTGGTAGTCCGCAAGAGGAAGTGAGAACAATTCTCCAATACGCATACCTGTATAAATCAGCATGAGAACGATTTTCGCCGTTTCGCTGTTATCAGCTTCCAGTTTTGCGATTTCTTGATCTGTAAAGATGTCTTTTTCCTTTTTGACGTTTTCCGGGAGCCGGACGAATTTGGCAAAGTTGGTGGTGCAGATTTCCTCCCGGATAGCCCATTGGGACATCTGCGTAATCAGTTGCTTGTACTTTGACACGGTGGAGTGCGACTTTTTCATGTGTGGGTCTAGGGCCGACTGAAAATCTGCTGTGCGCAGATCCCTGAATTTCTTCTCGTGGAGCGGGGCGAACACAGCAAAGGCCCGGTTATATCCCTCAACGCCCTTTTCACCGATTTCCTGATAATGCTCCGCTTTCCATATCTCGAATACCTCAGCAAATGTCATGTTGTACCGCTCCGACAAGTCCCGACCAGACAGTTTTTCCAGAGCTTCTATAGCGTCTGTCTTACGCTCGTAGTATCCGATGATTACTTTATTCTTGGCGGCTACCCATGGGCGGCGCCGACGGCCGGACAGCTTATAGACTGTTCCGGTGCCATTGGCCCGTTTCAGGGCTTTTCGTGGGGGAGTGCCACTCTGTTTCTTCCCACAGACAGGACAGTATATAGCCCCCGCTGGGAGCTCCGCTTTGCAACGTATACAGTTCAAAAAGACACCCCCTTATGAACACGCCGCCAGGGGAGACCTGACGGCGGGTTTTATACATAATACGGGTTTGGCTTCATCAAAATCGCAATCAAATCAATAATCCATCCAACAAAAAATAAGCCAGCAGTGAAGATATAGACAACCCCCACAAGTATTTTCCCTTCATAGAACTTGTGGGCGCCGACAAGCCCAAGGAAAAGGCAAAGGACAAAAGCTACCCATTTGTTTTTTTCTGTCCCTCTGTTCTCCATTTTAACATCAACAGAATTGGTATTTGCGTTGGTGTTGTTGATCACGACCGGCTGCTGGCTTGACTTCAAATCTTCAACTTGCTTTCCGCAAACCGGGCACACAACACAATCTTTATCTATTTGCTGGCCGCAATGCTTGCAAAATTTCTTGCCTGGCTGTAAAACTTCATTTCCCATTTTATCATCTCTCTTCTCTAAAAAATATTTTTTGTTGCACATTTCCGTGCATTTTTTCGACCTTATTTGCATATTATCAGATATACAATTTAGGAGGTGCCAAAGATGACTTTTAGAGATAAACTATTAGACCTGATTGCGCAACGCAAAGACCGTGAAGCGGCTCTGCTGGATGATATGCTCATAATCCACGCAGAACTGGAAAAACTAATTGAACAAGAAACCCAGTAATTTCCACAAATTTTCGGAGTATTTTTTCACTTGCGCGGAAGCATATGAAATGCTATACTACAAACACACTAGAACAAGTGTTCGAATGAAGGGAGCAACTGGAAGATGGATGAACGAGATGTGACTTGCGGTGAATTGCTCTGTAAAGGAGTAAAAGACGAAGATGATTTTATTTGGTTTCTTCGATTTTGCGTTGATCGGCTAAATAGAGACGAGCCAGTTCAAGCAATTTGGAGCGCCTATCAGGCGATAAGGACTCAAAAATAGACAAGATTTCAGCTTTACCGTCCTCAGAAATGGGGACGGTATTTTTTTGTTCTCCGGTCAAATATTCAACAGATACCCCGAAATAAGCAGATAGCTTTTGAAGAATACCATCACGAGGTTTAGCACCGTTTTTCCATCCAGTCACAGTACCGGATGATTTTACTCCAACTTCTGCGGCAACGACATTCGGCGCTTTTCCTATTTTATCGCATAAAGCGACATATCTACTCCAAAACATAAAAATCCCCTGTCGAAAATTGTGCATTACCACGAAACTAATAAAACTAATAAAAACGGCTTTACAAACTAATAAAAATGAGATACAATAATCTGGAAGACAAGAGAGCACAAAGAACCGACCACCCGCCGGGCGGCTTTATCAATGTATTGGTGACACTTACATAATAAATGCCGAAGCTCATTTTGTCAATGATTAAAACTAATATTTTTAAGAAATGGAGGGGGAAAATGAGCTTTCTGTCTGCGAGAAAAAACACCGGACTGACTCAAAAGGAAGTCGCAGATCAGATTGGGGTAGATCAGACGGCGGTTTCCTTTTGGGAAAACGGCAAGACGCTTCCTCGCGCATCGTTGCTTTCCAAAATTGCGGCGCTCTATGGCGTCACGGTAGACGAGCTTCTTTCGGACGATCCTGAATAAAAGATGCCCCCGCCGATGCTGACACCACCGACGAGGGCTGCGGAGACCTATTGAGTAGACCAACAGGCCCGCGAGGACAGTATACCATTCCTCCGGGCGGAAATCAATCGCAAGGAGGAATTTACTTTGAACGAAAACAGCACCATCAAAGACCTGGAGTTCCAGGCACGCAACACGAAGTATCTGATGGACAGGCTCAACCGGGCGGCCTACGGCATGACTTTTGACGAGGCAATCCGGCTGGGTAAAGAAAATCCCCCGCCGTGCTGCGAACACGACGAGGGCAAGGATTGAGCGAGTACAAACAATCCCTTTGGATACAGTATATCGCCTCCAGAGGGAGAAATCAAGGAGGTTTTTATGATTGAAGCATTGACAGCAGCTGAAGCAACAGAAGTCCTTCGCAATGCGGGGCTGCGTATTACTCCTGAGACTATCCGGGAGGGCATCCAAAAGAAAGTTTTCCCGTTCGGAGACTGCGTAATGGCCGAGGACGGCAAGAAAGTCAAATGGTGTTATATCTATAAGGCTTTGCTGGATCGCTGGATCGCCGAAAGAACGGTGAGCGCATGAGCATTGAAATGGGTATAGGGACGGTAATCACAATCATCGGCACAGTCAAGGTTGCCGGATGGTTCATGCGCTTCCTTTCCTGGATGGAGGCGAGCGGTGAAAGTCGGAGACCTACAAGGAGGAATAACGCATGGATAAACAAGAATTGAAGGCCATTTTGGGCAAGCACTTGAAATGGCTACGAGGCGAAGATGGCGGAGAACGGGCCAACCTGTTCGGGGCCAACCTGTCCAGGGCCGACCTGTCCGGGGCCAACCTGTCCAGGGCCGACCTGTCCGGGGCCAACCTGTTCGAGGCCAACCTGTCCGGGGCCAACCTGTTCGAGGCCAACCTGTTCGAGGCCAACCTGTTCAGGGCCAACCTGTCCGGGGCCGACCTGTTCGAGGCCAACCTGTCCGGGGCCAACCTGTCCGGGGCCAACTACATTGAAAAGGCAAAAAATTTATTTTATCCCATTGCCTGCCCGGAAATCGGCGCTTTTGTCGGCTGGAAAAAGGCAAGGGTCAAAACCAGCGGTCATGAGTGCATTGTAAAGCTGGAAATTACCGAAGATGCCGTGCGCAGTTCCGCAGCAGGCCGGAAGTGCCGCTGCTCAAAGGCAACCGTTTTGGAGATTCAGGATTTAGAGGGGAATGTATTGGAGCAGGCCGCTGTCAGTGATAGAGACTGCAATTTTTCCTATATCCCCGGAACGGTAGTTTCTGTGCTGGATTTTGACGAAAACCGCTGGAACGAGTGTAGCACGGGCATCCATTTCTATATCACCCGTGAGGAAGCGGTGAGGCATATCTTATGAAAAAGCTGACCCGCGAAGAGCGGCGGCGCCGGAGCCAGAGGCGGTTGCAGCTGATTACATATCTCCTGTTTCTGATCTTGCTGCTGGCGTGGCTGGGAAGCTACCTGATTATGACAGTGGAGGCAGAGCCGCCCACCCTGCACAAGATGGCGCCCGCCGCAGAGGACGGCAGTCTCCCCGGCGACGATACCCCGGCCACCACTCGCTGTTATCTGACAGGGGAAGAGATGGAGGCCGCCGAAAATGAGCTGATCGAAGCCGCTTTGTTGGCCCGGTCTCACAAGCTGGAAGGTGCCACCATCACCTTTTATTGTTGCGAGGAACGGCCTCACATCTGCGGGACTGGGACAGGCATCACCGCCAGCGGACGGCGCGTGACTCCGTATGTGAGCTGCGCCGTGGATACGGACATTATACCGCTGGGCAGTACCATCATGATCGAGCACAACGGCGGGATGGTGTATCTGAGAGCCGATGATACCGGTCCGGCAGTCAAGGGGGACCATATTGACATTGCCGTCAAGGGACACTCAGAAGCTTTATCCTTGGGCGTCCAGACGGCGGACATTTGGTGGTGCGAAGAATGAGGGGAGATCGATATGTACCGCTGTGAAACCTGCGGAGCATCTTTTGACCAACCGTTTATAAAAATCAGCGCAGAAATTATTGATTGGGATGGAAACCGGGAAAAGCACAAGAAAGTTGTTTGCCCAATCTGTTTTCTGCCGTATTTCAAGGAGGAAACCGATGAACGAACTGATTAAGGTCGTGCAGCTCCCAGTTATAGAGGAGCAGCTGCGATCTATGAAAGAGGCCGTGGACAAGCGCGTAGAGGAGGCGCTGTCCCTGGTATGCACAGAAGAAACTATCCAAACTGTAAAAAGCGCCCGGGCGGAACTGAATAAGGAGTTTCAGGCGTTGGAGGAACAGCGCAAAGAAGTCAAAAAGGCCGTGCTTGGCCCCTATGAACGGTTTGAGGCTGTCTACAAAGAGTGCGTCAGCGACGCCTTTAAGACAGCGGACGCGGCATTAAAAGGCAAGGTGGAGGCCACCGAGCGCGAAATCAAGCAGCGCTGCGAGGACGGCCTGCGGGAGTATTTCGCAGAGCTGTGCGCCGCCGAAAGAGTGGATTTTGCCCGGTATGAGCAGGCTGGTATTGTTGTGGATATGGCGTCCGCCAAGCAGAAAACGCCCAAAAAGCTGCGGGAAAAGTTAGCGGATTTCGTGGCCGGAATCGCACGAAACATGGAACTGATTTCCGGTATGGACGATGCTGAGGAGATCATGGTGGAGTTCAAGCGGTCGCTGGATGCTCCGGCAGCCATCTCCACTGTGCAGGAGCGGCACCGGCGCATTGAGGCGGAGAAGGAGGCCCAGGCGCTCCGAGAGGAGCAGAGAGCGCGGGAGGCTGAGGCAGTGGCGAAAGTGGAGGCCGCTGCGCCTCCGGTCACAGAGCCTCCTGTGGAGTCTGAGAAGGTCTACCGTTGTTCCTTCTCCGTCGTTGCCACCAAAACGCAGCTGAAAAAGCTGAAAGATTTTATGATTCAGGAGGGCATCCGCTATGAGTAACGAGACCAAGAATACTGCAGCTATCGCAGAGTTTGAGGGGAAGAACAACGTGGCCCGCCCTGTTGGGGCGGAAATGGCGGCCAGTCGGGAGGCGCAGGAGGTCCAAGTGGCTATGATTGCCGCCAAGAAGTTCCCCCGTGACGAAGTCGCCGCCTACAACCGAATCCTGCAAGATTGCCAGCGCACCAGTCTTGCGGAGAAGGCCATGTACGAATATCCGCGCGGAGGACAGGTCATCACCGGACCATCTATCCATCTGGCCCGTACCCTGGCAAGAGGCTGGGGAAATGTAGATGCCGGTTTCAAGGTACTGGAGCAGACAGCAAAGAAATCCACCGTTATGGCATACTGCTGGGATTTGGAGACCAACTACCGGGAAACAAAGGTATTCGACGTTCCGCATATTCGAGAGACAAAGAGGGGGGCCTATCCCCTCACGGACCCCCGAGATATCTATGAGATGGTAGCCAATCAAGCTGCCCGCCGCGAACGCGCCTGCATCCTCTCGGTCATTCCCGGCGATGTGGTTGATGCAGCAGTCGGCCAGTGCAATGTGACTCTCACTGGAAATGCGAAGATGCCGCTGGTGGACATGGTGAGAGCGCTTGTGAAGAACTTTCAGGAGCAGTACGGCGTGACAGCGGAGATGCTGGAAGCTTACATCGGCTGCAAGAAAGAAGCGTTCTCGCAGCAAAGTGTTATTCGCCTCAAGAATGTCTACAACGCTATCCGGGATGGTTCGGCCAGTGTCGAACAGTATTTCGATATGTCCATTGCCTCCTCTGTTAAGCCGGAGAAATCAGGTTCCGAGAGCAATGCTGATAGCGCGACTGGAGACGGCGGCAATGAACAGGTAAACCTCGATGACCTATAACATCATCTCCACCGGCTCTAAGGGGAACGCCGTGGTGATTAACGGCCGAATTCTGATTGACTGCGGCGTACCCTTCAAGGCCCTGGAACCGGTCAAGAAAGACCTGCGGCTGGTTTTACTGACCCACATCCACAGCGACCATTTTAACCCCCGGACGGCGCGGGCACTTTCAAAAGAGCGCCCCGCCCTCCGATGGGGGTGCTGCGAGTGGATGGTCGGGCCGCTGCTGGAGGCCGGGGTGGACAAGCGCCGAGTTGATGTGATATCCCCATACAACTCAGATGATGCAGCTTTATACAAAGGTTTGGCTGTTGTACGGCCGGAGTTCATTCCTCACAACGTTCCGAACTGCGCATGGCACATCTTCGATGGGAAAGAACACCTTTTCTACGCCACGGACACCGGCACGCTGGAGGGCATTGAGGCCAAGAGTTACGACCTCTACATGATAGAGGCGAACCACACAAGAGCCGATCTGGAGGCCCGTATGGAGGCCAAGCGAGCCGCCGGAGAGTTCTCCTATGAGTGGGCCGCCGCACAGAACCATTTGAGCAAGGAGCAAGCTGAGGAATGGCTATACCAGCAGATGGGGCCGAATAGTCAATATATTTTCCTGCATCAGCACCAGGGAAAAGGCGGGTGAACTGCTTGGAACGTGACCAATTTACCTTTTACCGCAGCTTCTGGGAGGCGTTAAAAGTGCTTCCGAAGAAGGACCAGCTTCCCTTTGTGACGGCGATTTGTACTTATGTGTTCGAGGGAGAAAGCAAGCCATTAACAGGACAGGCATCCGCTTCCTTTTTGCTTGTAAAACCGATACTTGACAAAGCAAGCAAAAAGGCAGCAAACGGGAAGCGAGGCGGAAGCAAACCGAAAGCAAACCGGAAGCAAACGGAAAGCAATATAGAGGGAGAGATAGAGGTAGAGGGTGAGGTAGAGAGAGAGGAAGAGAATCAGAACGATAGTTATATACCCCCTACCCCCTCTGCAACGGAAGGGGCTGCCAAAAACTATTGGGGGTTTGACCAGTTTTGGGATGTTTATCCCAAAAAGTCAGCCAAGAAAGACGCTTTTGACGCTTGGAAGCGGGTAGACCCGGATGAAGGGAAGGTAAAGCGGATTCTGGAGGCTGTGAAACAGCAAAAGCTGTGGCCGCAGTATTCCGGGGAGAACGCAAGGTATTTTCCAAGCCCGTCAAAGTGGCTGGATGGCGGTTGCTGGGATGACGAACCATTGGCCGGGGAGGAGGACCCGTATGCCAAGTTTACCTGATGTCTCCGCCTGGCTGCTCTACGATGAGACCGCCATGGACACGCGGAAAGCGTTGTGGTTTGTGGCGGACGCCCAGGATGTGACAGCCCTGGACAACCAGAACGCCGTTTGCCTTGCCTACGGAGCGGGCTTTGAGAACTTCCGGGATGCGGAGCCGTTTCTGAGTGCCTTCCCATCTGTGTTTCTGGCTCTGTCCGACCGTGATACGGCGGAAGCCGTGGCGGACGCCCTCAAAGAATACACGCCATCTGTGGCCGTGCTGCTGCCGAAGGAAGGGGCCTTCGGGAAATGTTCCCGTATCCGGGACGTGCTGGCTTCCGGCGGGAGAAAGGCCGTGGATCATCTGTTGCTGGGCGCCGTGGAACAGCCCATGGACGGCCTGCTGGACCTGGCGGACGTGGAGCGGAGGGACCCCGGCGCATCCGTCGCCGTCATGTCCGGTCTAAAAGCACTGGACCAGTCCATCGGAGGCTTTGCCCCATCGGAGCTGTCCGTGTGGACTGGAAAGCGCGGCAGCGGCAAGTCCACGCTGCTGTCCCAGCTGCTTCTAAACGCCATCGACCAGGGCTTCCCGGTCTGCGCCTACTCCGGGGAGCTGTCGGCCTGGCGCTTCAAGCAGTGGGCTATGCTGCAGGCTGCCGGTTCCGGGCATATCGAGCCGAAGCGGGACCCGGCGTCCGGGAAGCTGTATTACTACACGCCGAAGGAGATCGCGGACCGGATCGACGGTTGGTGGAAGGGGAAGTTTTTCCTGTACGACAACCGGGTGGCCGGTGCTGGGGACGAGGACAGCATCATTTCCGTGTTCGAGTATGCCGTTCGCCGGTTCGGCTGCTGTGTATTTCTTGTGGACAACCTGATGACCGCCCGGTTCAACGACCAGAGCGATAAGGACTTCTACCGGGCGCAGAGCCGGTTCACGGGGCGGCTGGTGGAGTTCGCCAAGAAAAACGAGGTGCATGTGCATCTGGTGGCACACCCCCGGAAGGGCGACAACGACAAAAAGAAGCTGCTGACCGCGGACGACATCGGCGGGTCGGCGGACATCACAAACCGGGCGGACAACGCCTTTTCGCTGGAACGGATGGAAGAAAAGGATATCGCGGCCTATGGGTATGACGCCGGGCTGAGCATCCTGAAAAATCGCTCCTACGGCTCAACGGCAAACATCCAGCTGGTCTATGATGCCCGGTGCCGCCGATACACAAAGAAGGGAGAAAGCGATGGAGTCTACGGCTGGGAACGCTGACTGGACCGCTTATGAGCGGGAGAAGAAAAAGCTCCAGGGATTGCCGCCGGACGAATACGAGGCAGCCCTGAAAGAGCTGGCAAGGAGGATGGGAATTTGATTTTTGAAATTCCGTATCCGCCCACCAAAAGGGGAAAAGCGGCCTGGAACAAGCGGTTTGGCCTGAATGCGTATTATGCCGGGAAACATTGGTCACAGCGGAAGCGGGACGCAGAAGAACTCCACTCTCTGGCGCTGTGGTCCATGAAAAAGGCACATATCCGAAAACAGTTCGTCAAAGGCCCTGTCGAAGTCATTTTTCGCTGGAACGATGGCCTGGACGTGGACAATCACGCCGCCATGGGTAAGGCATTTTTAGACGCCATGAAAGGCTACATACTGCCGGACGACAACCGGGAATGGGTGCGGAAAGTGTCCCATGAATTTTGGGAAAACGATAGCATACAGGTGGAGGTAAGGCCCTATGGGCGAACTTGAACAATACTTGGTCCCCATCCGACGGTATTCAGCCAACCCTTGTATGGATTGTTGTTGCCCAATCAATCAGTGCCCATGGCTACGGGAAGAGAAACCTGTACCGGGATGGACGGCCAAGAAACGGACGTTTGTTGTCGGCAGATACCAGGGCGGCGTAAAGCATTGGGTGACTACATACGCCATCGAGCGCTGCCCGCTGGAAAGGAAGAGAGCATGACTGAGCATTTTGCATCATGGTCCGGCGGCGCAGACAGTACGGCAACAGCCCTGCTTGCTCTCGAGCACGGGGAGCCTTTGGCAGCCTTGGTATACTGTGAGGTCATGTTTGATGCGCATACCAGCGGAGAGGTCCCGGAACATGCAGATTTTATCCACGGGATAGCAATCCCGTGGTTTGAGGAACATGGCGTGCGCGTGGAGGTTCTGCGATCTCAAAAGACGTTTATGGACGTGTTTTGGCACCAGATCAAAAAGGGGTTGCGGGCCGGAAAGTATCAAGGATTCCCGTCGCCGGGGTTTTGCAAGGTGCAAGATCGCTGTAAGACACCTCCGCTGGACCGGTTTCGCCGGGCGCATAAAGGAGCAGTACAGTATATCGGATATGCAGCAGACGAGGACGAAAGACTGCTGCGCCTGGGCGGGCAGAAAATATCCCTGCTGCAGAAATACGGATACACCCAGAAGGATGCGCGCGAACTCTGCCGGAAATACGGGCTCCTCTCTCCAGCCTATGAGTTCTGTAAGCGTGGCGGGTGCTTCTTCTGCCCAAATGCCAGTGACAATGAGTTCCGACATTTGCGGGCACACCATAGGGAGCTATGGGATAAGCTCTTAGAGCTCCAACACGTGGAAAACGTTGCTTTCCCTGGGCGGTTCCGGACAGATGACAACATCATTTACATGGAGTCCAGGTTTGACCTGGAAGAACGGCAGATCACATGGGAGGATTTAGGACTATGAGCGATGAAAAGCGCGCCCTGTTGGGCAACAAAGAGGCGGCAACACTGACACATCTCTCCCTGTTTTCCGGAGTCGGCGGGCTTGATCTGGCGGCGGAAATGGCTGGTTTTAAAACCGTAGGACAATGCGAGTGGGCGGACTATCCGACAAAGGTGCTGGAAAAGCATTGGCCGGACGTGCCGCGATGGCGGGATATTCGGACACTGACAGGAGAGAGTTTTTATGAAAGAACAGGATTTCGAACAGTTGACATTATTTCGGGCGGATTCCCCTGTCAGCCGTTTTCCGTTGCCGGGAAGCGAAGAGGCAAGGAGGATGACCGTTACCTCTGGCCTGAGATGCTTAGAGTTATATCGGACCTCCGGCCCGCTTGGGTCGTTGGTGAGAACGTTGCTGGGATCGTCAATATGGCGCTCGACCAGGTGTACGCTGACTTGGAAAACGAAGGGTACTCCGTCCAAGCGTTTATTATTCCGGCTTGTGCCGTCGACGCCCCGCACAGGCGCGAAAGAGTATGTATCGTGGGGTGGAACGGAGAACAGACGGATATATTTTGCCCCGACGCCAAGAGCGAACAACATCAAAACGAGCCAGAAATCGAAGGAGAAGTACAAGAGCAGCCCATCGTTGGAGGATTATGTAGAAATATCGACACAACCGATGTGGCCAATGCCAACGGCGATAGACCACAGGGACGGGAGCGCGTCACCATTGTCGGGTGTAGAGAGATGGAAAAAGAACATTACGGGGGAAAACGGAGAGCCTATACTTTGGAAAACTCCGATTGCGTCAGATTCAGCGAATCGGGAGTTTTATCGCAACAGCCGGGGGGAGCCGAACCTGAGCGGGATGGTGAAGATGTGGCCGACACCGAGGTATGGAGGCTTCGGGACGAGCGAGGTAGGCGCGAAGCATGGGGACTTGGAAGCGGTGGTCGCGAACGAGACGGATACCAAAGGTCAGCTAAACCCGGATTGGGTGGAAAAGCTGATGGGCTTCCCGGCTGGCTGGACGAGGTTAGACGAGGATGGATAGACGGGTCGTGGGAGTACAGTATCTCCCGCATGGCGACAGGCGTAAAAGACCGTGTAAACCGACTTAAATGCCTCGGAAACGCAGTAGTCCCACAGCAGTTCTATCCAGTGTTTCAGGCCATAGCGGACATAGAGAGGGGCGTTATACATTGACTGACATTCAAAAAGCAATCTTAATGGAGGACGATGGGCTGATCTACCAAGACGATAAAATTTTCCGATGGTCAATGCTAAATGAGGAGCTGAACTATAGATGGTTTTGAGCGACGAAAAACGCGCCCTGCTGGGCGGAAAAGAGGCGGCGAAGCTATGAGGGTATTGGTAGCGTGTGAGGAATCGCAGGAGGTCTGCAAGGCGTTCCGGGCGCTGGGGCACGAGGCGTACAGCTGTGATTTGGAGCCGTGCAGCGGAGGCCATCCTGAGTGGCACATCCAATGTGACGCGTTGGAGATGCTGAAAATGCAGTGGGACATGATTCTGGCGTTTCCGCCTTGTACATATCTGTCGAACGCCGGAGCAAAACACCTGTTCAAGGGGGGCGTTCTCAATCAGGAGCGCTATCGGACAGGGCTTGAGGCAAAAGCATTTTTCTTGAGGTTTCTGAATGCCGACTGCCCGCACATCTGTGTGGAGAACCCAGTATCCAGCAAGATTTATGAAATGCCGCCGCACACCCAGGAGGTCCAGCCGTGGATGTTCGGACACCCGGTTCAGAAAAAGACCCGCCTGTGGTTGAAAGGACTTCCTCCTTTGGAGCCAACTAACATTGTTGACCCGAAATGCAGCTGTCACGAAGCTGGAACATGGTTCATGCGAGGTGGGAAAGACCGACAGAAGAATCGGGCCAAGACCTTTCCAGGCATAGCTCAGGCAATGGCAGAACAATGGGGAGAAATTTGTAATGGATGACGTCAAATTAGCCATGCTCGGAAATAAAGATGCTGCGAAGCGGCTGACGGATGCGGGGGTGCTGGTGCCATGTCCTATGTGCAGAGGACAGGCAAGGGTGCGGAACGAACGTTACTATCAGCCAAATGTCCGCAGAAATGTGATCTGCATGAAATGTTTTACGAACAGCGGATGGTATAAGACGGAACACGAAGCCCGCCTCGCCTGGAACACCCGCGCACCGATTCTGAGTGCGGAGGAAATTCAAAAATTGGAGGAGAACACATGAAATCTGCAAGGATTTACACCAATGACCTGAACCGGCTAATTGCGGCTACCAAGTCTTTTGTGAGTGATAGTGATCATCGACCCTGCAACCAGTACATCAAATTGGAGTTTCATGCGGCAGACAATCAGGTCGTGGCAATGGCCGTTGACGGATATCGGATGTCTGTAGAACATTCCGTTATCAGTGATTGCGACGAGGACTTTGTGGCGTTCATTAAGAGCAATACCAAACTCCGCAATAAGCAGTATGCAACCATCTCTCTGACCGAGGATGGGAAAGAGGCTGTAATCCGGTGCGGTGGGTTCTCGTTCGGATATATCCAGCCGCAGGACAGCGGATTTGAATGGGAAAAGGCAATCCCAACCAGCGAGGTAAAGTATCGAATTGGCTTCAATGGGAATTACCTTCTGTCTGCATTGCAAGCGGCGAAAGTCTCTGCTGACGGCAGTTTTAGGCAACCGGTCATTTTAGAATTTCGCAGCAATATTGAGCCGATTCTTCTCCGTACCAATAAGGAGGACATTAAGATGGTTCTTCCTGTTCGTATCAAGGAAGATTGAGCGGAGGAGATGGAGATGCTGGAGGAGCTGGAATGAAGAACCCGGGAGAATATGTTGACATTGGGGACCCATCCTTGCAAGTCAGAACAGACGAGGATGGAAACACCGTGGCCTCTGCAACGATACAGGCGGTTGTCCTCTGGAAAGAAGATATCGAAAACTACATCATGGACGAGATCATCAAGATGTGCAAGGAGCACGGAATTACGGACCTGTATGTGCTGAACCGGGATTTCATCCTGTCAGCCGTCAAAGAGAAGATGGAAAGGGAGGCCCAGTCATGACACGGGAAGAAGCGATCAAAGCAATTAGTGACATGATACTTGATATGGAGTATCCAAATGGTGTTTATCATGAAAAATTCACCGAGGATGAAAGCCAAAAACACTTGGCGCTTTATGCGGTGAAAAAAGCCCTCCGCCCCGTCAGCCGGGAGCAGGTGGAGAAGGTGTGGAGGGGTGAGTGGAATTATAGCCATACAACCGAAACAGACCACTTTGCTGTTGTTAAATGCTCAAAGTGTGGGCACGAAGCGTTTGCGATAGCCCTTTATGTGAAAGATGAAAATTTCTGTCCCCACTGCGGCGCTCCCATGACGGACGAGGCTGTGCAGATGGTAATGGAGAGATTATAACTGGAGGCGGTGAACGATGCGTAAAGGGTTAATTCTTATCATTGGCTTGATTGTTGGCTACGCAATAAGTTGGGCATTTACAGTCGGAATTATCAAGCTCATCACAATGTGCTTTTCCATCGAGTTTTCTTTGTCCGTTGCCACTGGGATATGGTTGGTCCTGTGGCTGCTGAAATTGGTTTTTCATAAGTCGAAAGGGAGGCGCTGAACGATGCGGATTGAGCGCAGACGGTATGTAGTTATGCGAAGGAACCGAACTGAGGTTTGGTGCGGTCTAGCAAAGAATTTTAGTTTTCGTCCCATATCGGAAATAAGAGACGTTTCCGTCAAGACCTATCGTTCTGAGGCGCAGGCTAGAAGCGGCTGTTCTTCGTGGGACAGAGATTTTGAGGTCGTTCCGGTAATTGAGACGATTGCGACTGAGGAGGTGCTGAAAGATGGAAGTACGACCGATTGACGGAAATATACTACGGAAATGGTGCGAAAAGATAATTGACCAAGCGTGCCATCCAGCAACCGTGCAGATCGGGGAGGTATTCCTGGACAAGGTACGCTCTATGCCCACCCTCACCCCGCCGAACGAGTGGGTGAGCGTGGAGGAGAGGTTACCAACGGACGAGCGGCCGGTTTTGGTATTCGTCGGTTATGCAGACACCATGACGGGATTTATTACCACATCGTCCTATTTTTGCTTTGACGCAAATCCGCATTGGCAGTGGGATGGTTTGGTTCAGGACGAGCAGAAAACGCTTTTCTGGATGCCCCTTCCGGAGCCGCCAGGAAAGGAGGGGTGAGGATGGACGTGAAAGAGGCAATCACTCAACTTACAGGACTGAAGAAATATTGTGAAGGGATGGCGGAATGCGACGAATCTGGAAGCTATGTTTTTGACCTTGATGTTCAGGCGCTTGATATGGCAATCACCGCACTGTCCCCGCCGAACGAGCCGCTAACCATCGAGCAGCTGCGGGAGATGGGAGGACAACCGTATTGGCATGTTGGGTTACGGGAAGAAAGTCCTCCGCCACATTGGAATATCCTTGATCCGTTTTATGCAAAGCATATCGAGGATTACAGATACGGCGAGAACTGGCTCGCCTACCGCCGCCCGCCGGAGGGAGAGGAGGACGCATGAAACCGATTTGTATTACTTGCAAAGCTGATTGCCATAACGCCGGGACAACCTCCAGAATTGTGGATTGCTCACAGTACAAACCGGGGCGAATTTTGACCAATGCCGACCGTATCCGGGCCATGAGCGATCAAGAACTGGCAGAACATATCTGGAAGAAATTCGGATGCCCCGCAGGGAGAAACTATGTGACCTGTGGATATGCGGGCGGTTGCAAGGATTGCTGGTTAGACTGGCTCCAGCAGCCAGCGGAGGAGGACACCTGATGGACATTGAGAAGCTGATTGAGCAGCTAAACGGATATTTTGAAGGGAAGGACCTGAAAAGAGGCGTTGCACTTGATGGCGCCACCACCCTCTCCACGCTCCGGGCCGAAAACGAGCAGCTGCGGGCCGAGCTGGAACAGGTGAAGCGGTGTATTGAAATTGTAGAAAATCAGAGAGATCAGATGAAGCGGGAGAGGGATGCGGCAGTAGAGGACCTGCACAAACTTTGCCCCGCATGGAAGTGGGACGGCGAGGAGGGCTGACATGAAAAAGCGTAAATACTACCGAAAGTGCGGTATCTGTGGGGAACGGTATGAGCAGAGCGAGATGGTGAGAGATGAATGTTCTCCCACTGGCTGGATTTGCTTTGACTGTTGCATGGGCGTACACCCGGAGTATGAGGAGGACTGACATGAAGCGGCTGACATACTTTGACGGCGGGAAATGGCGGCTCAAAATTGGCAACACCGAATATAGCGGTAAAACCGTTTTCCTGACCCGCGAGGAGGCCGCACTACGGAGGGAGCAGGATGGTTGATTGGGCAGTCATTAGGAGACTTGGGCTTTCCTTCCCTGGATGGTTCATCAACGCCCAGGGGGAGTTTATCGCCCACCAAAAGGCAAATGTGTATTTCAATATCAGCACTTGCAAGAGCGAACTGGATGTAAAGTGCAAGGTGTTGGAGTGGTTTTCCCGCGCGGCTTGTAAGTCCACGCCGTTTCGCCGTGCAGTAGATAATACAGCCCTTCATATTTTCTTCCTGAATGGTATAAATCAATATCTTGACACTAGGTTCAGTGTGGAGGATATGCGAGAGATTTACACTTATCTCGGGAACGCTTGCGACCATCAAAAAACGATCCGATTTATAGAGAGCGGCTATGATATGACCGTATTGGAGGAGCAGGATGGAGAATAAAACTATACCGCCGATGTATCCCGCTGAATTTGTCGAACGGGAATTAGGGATTAGAACTGACTGCTATAACCACAGCTGCCCATTCAGGGTGAATGATACCAGCAACGCCAACCGTTGCGAGTGTACGGCCTGCCCGAATCGGTGTACGGGCGATTTCTCCATTGCGTGGAACCGGACGCTGACAGATGAAGAGTTGGAAATCATTCAACGGATTGTGGACGATCACGAACGGAGGTGGAGCGAATGAAGGAGTACATCGAGAGGGCGCTTGCCGTGCAGGAACTTGAAGTTTTGCGGCAGGAATATGAGATGCATGATGATTGCGATGAGCTGGTTGCCAGAAGGTGTCGGGACGCGCTATCTGCTGTTCCCGCCGCCGACGTTGCGGAGGTGAGGCACGGGAAATGGGTTGAATATCCTCGTGCCCACTATTTTAAATGCAGTGAGTGTAAGTACACAGTCCCATACCGGAAAGCGATTTTTGTAAATGGGAATAGAGAATATGATTACTGCCCTTCCTGCGGGGCTCGCATGGACAAGGAGGACGAGCATGAAGTTTCGGAGTAAGACGGGCGAAGTCGCACTTACCATTGAACAGGCATTAGCGCAGTTTTGCGATAGCAAAGAAGATTGCGACTATTGCGAGCTTCGGGAACCCGTGCAGCAATACGCAGGGACAAAGAGGCCGTGTCATGAATACGTAAGAGCCAACCCTCACGAAGCCGCTCGCCTGATGGGCTATGAGGTGGTGGAAGATGGAAATGTACTTACAAAAAATGATAGCAAAGGTGAAAGTTTGGAGGCCAACATGGACAAGCCGAGAATTTGCGAGGTGCTGGGGGTTGAACCAGAAGAAAAGTTTGAAATTAGAGGGAACACGTTAGGGCGATTTCGTATCAATAAATATGGGACATTCCAGATTGAAATATCAAATGACTGCTGGGGATTCTCCACTGTGGAATGTCTTAACAATCTCATAAATCATCCAGAAAACATCGCCCGCAAGCCCCGCTGGACGGAGCAGGAGGTGGAGAGGGCAAAGGCGATCAAAGTTTTGCTCCCGGAGATCAATGCAATAAAATACGATGGTGCATGGACGCAGTGCCTGGAAATTGTAGACGGCACATATTTTCAGAGAGAAGTAATCACCAGACATCTGTTCCCGTCTGTTGAAAAGGGTCAGGTATATACCCTTGACGAGATCATCGGAGGTGCCCAATGAGAGAAATCCTTTTCAAAGCCAAGCGGCTGGATAATGGAGAATGGGTGGAAGGGTATTACATAGGCCCAATAGGTGTGCTTGATGTACATGAGATTTGCGATGTTCATGATATTACAGGACCACGTGTCGAAGTTGACCCCTCCACGGTCTGCCAGTACACCGGCCTGAAAGATAAGAATGGGAAGCGGATTTTTGAGGGGGACAACGTCTATGACCCGCACGAGAACTCAATATACACAGTAGAGTGGAACGAAAATAATGCGATTTTCCAGATGGCACATGACTGGCGCAGAAGGAGCGTGGAGACGGCATACTACTGTGAGATCATCGGCAACATCTACGACGGGGAGGGCGGGCAGTGAAGTGCGAGAAATGCGGAAAGGAAATCGAGAATTTGTTGGTGGATACTTTCCTCCGAGATGGGAGCGACACCGAAATTGAACAGCCTATCATTGAATGTGAGCACAACGCCGTCTACATCGAAACTACGAAGAATTGGACAGGTTACGATCTGTCAGAGGGAGAAATGCTCGAAACGATAACCTGCCCGCACTGCAAGCAGTTCCCATTCAAAAGCAAAGAGATGCAGGTCTATGATGTGGTGCGGGTGGTCTGCTTCAAGACAGAGGAGGGAGGACAGCATGAGGAGGTCGCCAGGGGTGCGGATGAAGTGCAATAAAGACTGCATAGCCAATGTATGCGGAGAATGTGCCGTCGAGAAATGCGAAGGACAGATTCAAAGACTGGGTATGCGGAATAACAATGCGGAAACAGCGGCTTGGACTTATAAGATTGCCGTAGATTCATTCAAAGACTATTTTGGAAAGAAGGATGCCGACCAATGAACGCCATCGAGAACCAAGTCCGGGAACTGGTAGCCGTAGAGCTTTCCGCCGCAAATGAACGGTTTCCGCAGTTTCATTCCTGCCACGAAGGATACGCTGTGATATTGGAAGAACTGGAAGAGGCTAAAGCAGAACTGGAGGTAGCCGAGGCACAGACTAACAATCTGTGGGAGCACATAAAGAGTAATTATGACGGGGCAGGATGTGCAGAAACGGTAATGAAGTTCGCTATCAACGCCGCCTGCGAAGCCATCCAGGTAGCGGCCATGTGTCAGAAATTTTTGGAGATGGAAAATCGTGCGTAGATATCCTTTCCCCGGAGATATGTATTCTGATGCGCAATGGGAGTGGATATCGCTCAAACGCGCAGAGGGGTACTCCATGCGGCAGCTATCAACTTTCTTGGGGCTTAACACAGATGCGATTTTA